TTTCCTTTCAACCAATTGGTCGGCAGGTCTTGCATCTACGTCATGTTATGACTATGCCGCGAGGCGTAAATCATGACAGAACGTACACGTGGTCAGACACAACCTTGGTCTGACAGTGATAGCTTCGATAATCGTCAGATTACTGACGTTGAAATTGAAGACTTTCACAAGAGACGCGATGCTGGAGAATTATTTTGTAATCCTTTAACATCAGGAAAATATTGTGCCTCCAAGGTCCAAGAGGGTAAATACTCTTATGATGCTTGGTGGCGCGACGCTACCGGATGGTATCCTGATTCCTTTATTGGAACTCAAGAATGTTCGGTTTGGTCAGTTCCTGTGCGTCTCTATTCTCCTTACGGCTACTACGGTAACCCAATTGATGTTGCTTTAAGTTGGGCCCGTTCGCAGGCGGAGAATGGCAACTTTGACTTTCTTGTGGAGCAGTCCATTTTGGACGGCATTCATACCAATTTGAGCAAAAAGCTCGCAACTGGTATGACACAATCGTTAGTCACCCTGGCTGAGATGCCAAAAACCGTGAAGATGGTCTACAACGCCATAAGCGTTTTACGCCATCCTTTTCGGGCCGCGAAGAAAGCGCTCAAACTTTCGAGACGCGATATTCGCGAAAACGTGGCTCTCCGCACTAAGTACCTCGATACCGCCCAGAATTTATGGATGGAGGCGAGGTTTGGCTGGAGACCTACCGTTTACGATGTTCTTGGCCACATTGAGGCTTTTGAAAAAGAGTTCACAATGAGGCAACATGCGCGCGGTATGTATCCAGCTTACGAAGAAAGTTCGTCTATTGACGGAATTTCTCCATATGGAGGCCCCATGTGGGACTCCGGACGGTGTTCAATAGGGTGGAAAATCGACTATATGATCCAACATTTTTACAAGTTGGGTCAGACAGGTGACATGCGTATCGATTGGGGAAACTTTCAGCACTTTGGTGCTTTAGACCCCCTCGGAACTGCATGGGAGCTTGTGCCATTATCATGGCTGGTTGACTACTTCCTTAACATCGGTGACATACTGATGTCGTTGCAGGCTTACGCCTTGCTTGACGAACGAGTAGGTTGGACAACACGAAATGTTGTCGCCTCAGCAGTATGTTCTTCTAACCCAATCGTAACGTCATACTCATGGGATTGGGAATACTCCAAGAATTTCAAGGAGATCCAACCATTAGTATGTTCCGAGTCCTTAAAGATTAAGGTACGCGTACCGGTGACTGATTTTACACCGTCTCTACGCACCACTATCGATTTGGACTGGATGCAAATGGCCGATACTTCGGCTGTGTTACGATCCTTCGCCAAGAATTTCTTTGGCGCTAAACGACGTTCATAGCAGACTGAGTGTTATACTCATACCTGTTGTTATGTGGACGTTTTAACCCTTTATACCAAGGAGTTGTTCCATGGCAAACGCTATCACCGTTACGGTGAGTGCGGTGGACTATGTGTTCACCCCTGATACTTACACGCAAGATGCGGTTAAGTTTCAGAAAGACTCTTCGACTCTGGTTAACCCAGATACGTTGCGTCTACGTCGGGTCTACCCGAAAAAGCAGAAGACCTATCCTGGTCACGCGCGTAATATTCTTACCACGTCTACCATGATAACTTACGAAGATGGCACGTACTATCCCATCACCTGGGAGACTGCGTGCTCTCGTCGCGCCGATACTGCTGCGTTGGATTTTTCGCTCTCGCGATCAATCCACAGCTTACTTTTGGCTGATGCAGAGCTTGATGGCTTTTATGCCAATCTTACTCTCTAGCGTCAACCATTATCGGTTGCTGCTTTCCGTTCTCGCGATTAGTCTTGCTTTCGCGGGTCTTACCGTAGGGGCCGCTGGCCTCTTACTGAATCACTCTCTGGAGAAATTCCAGCATGAAATCACAGCAAGTTGCACCGGCATACGATACAGCCCATCATGGGCGTATGAGCCCTACGGGGAAAGCCAAGGGTCTGACAAGCCCTCTTCAAAAACCAAACGTTAGCCACGATGATTATGTGGCATTGATTAACTGTTTGGTTGCATCGATTCTCGGTGACGAGTGGGACAAGCTTGGAAAGCTGTCCGACTTGCCTGAGTTTATCGATCTTTATGAAACAGCCGCCATTGAGATGCGCTCGGTGGATACCGATTTGTATTTTCGGTTACATCAAGTCGCGTCTTTCGCTAAGAAACTTGAACTCCCTCTTTTCGATAAGAAAGGGGATGAGCTCGCGTTGTCGAAGTGGTTGGCTGCGGAGGCAACGTGCAAGGAAAAGAATTGTGAATTGTGGGATATTTATACCCATCCGTTCACAACTCCGCATGTTGAACTCCAACAGTGTATATCAAAGGTCTCGAGGGAAATTGCCTCTTTACTTGGCGATGTTCCACCTGACCTTCCAGATGTTGCTGCCTTCATGAAGTTCGGAAAAGGTGCATCACTCACTCACTCCCTCGATGAGGGCGCAGGAGTTTTTAAACTCCTCAATAGTAGTGCGTACTGCGGTATGAAAGATGAGCTAGAATGGCTCACCAAAAATACTCTCTTCCGCGATTTGTGGTTGGAGAAAGACTTTGCGAAAAGTCTCGTATGTACTCACTATGACATCTGTGATGGTGATGCTCTACCTATCTCGATGCACAAGGAAGCAATTTACCAAACGGTACCCAAGTCGGTCTCTGAAAAGAGAACGATAGAGATTGGGCCAAGCATCGCCACATTTGTGCAACAAGGTTATGACGGTTTTATCCGCCGCCTACTGCACGATGAATGGGGATTAGATCTACAAAATCAAGCTCCCAATCAGGAGCTAGCACGACAAGGTAGTATTGCAGGAGAAAAACCAAATTCTCCTTGTACTATTGACCTTTCAAGTGCTTCAGATCGTATCTCCTTTGGCGTTGTTGCCATGCTCTTACCAAGTGCATGGGTCCGTACCCTGATGCGCTACCGAGCAAAAGTTGTTCGGTTGCCTGATGGAACTCTCCATACAATGGAGAAGTTCTCGTCGATGGGTAATGCTCTGACTTTCTCCCTGCAAACCCTAATTTTTGCTGCTGTTGTACGTTCTATTTTACGAGAACGCGGCAGCGAAGGAAGCAGGTGGCGAGTTTATGGAGACGATATAATTGTCCCCTACCGCATCTATGATGATGTGGTATACAGGCTTGAACTCCTGGGTTTCCAGGTGAACAAGACTAAAAGCTTCAGTCGTGGATTTTTCCGCGAAAGTTGTGGGGGTGATTTTCTCCATGGTACCAACGTGCGACCTTTCTATCTCAAAAAGCCGCTCACGAGCGTGCAGGCCATTGTGAATGTTCTCAATGACTTGCAGCTTTTCGCTATGTCGGCGCCGATTCCGGCTTCTGACTGGGGACCCGTTTATTCGATGGTCCTTAGCTTTATTCCTCGTAAATATCGTGTTTATGGGGAAACCGACACTGCTCCAGATAGTTGTATCTGGGCACCGCGAGTGGTTAAAGGCGGATTGCAATACCGCCTTTTGCAGTCTGACATGCGCATACCTGATAAATTAGGAATGCTGTCACGACTGTTAACAGGGTACGAACCTTCTCCTTATAAGGAGTCGCTCCGCCGGTGGACAAAAGGCTTTCTGCCCACTGGTGTTGAGTTAAAAGGGAACGTATATCTTGGAAAGGAAGTAGCGCTCGAGCTTGGAGGCCCGATCGTGAAGCACGGACCACCCGTTGCTCCTGGAAGGAGCTCCGGTACAGTCATTAGAAAGGCCCCTAAGCGGGGCTATACACGGGCTGTCTGCCCGTGTAAAGAATTACCTTTCGACCCTTTTTTACTAAGTCGTGAGTAGTTCTTTATCTAATTAAGCCATGGCCCGAAAGGGTTGGTCATGATGACCTGGGGAGAATGGGCT